AGCAGCAGTTATTGGTGTATATTTTCTGACAGCACCAGTTGACCCCTTAAACGATATCGTCTTATAAAGAGAAGCTTTTGATACTTTAGTGCTTGGTCCTGCCATCTATTAACAGAGTTGTGATAGTAATTGTGAAGGTCTCGTATATGCAACTGTTGTGCTTCCACCAGAGTTATTTATTACCCGTTGGGTAATCTTTTTAACGAATCCAAAACCTGGAGCGATGAAATCATCTCTATCTTTATCCTTAGCAGCTTTATTCACCATCGCAGTGAGCACCTTATCATTTTCTTGCTTCTTCTTGACTGCTCTATCGATATTCTTTGCTTGTACAGTTGATGTTGGTGCTGCTGTTGATCCTTTTAATTGCTGGGTCTTATTTTCTTTATCAAGTAAAAGACCACCCGATTCAGTGACTGGTCTTCCAGTAGCAGTATCATATGTTATACCACCTACCTTATAAGTTGTAGGAGATGGTTTTGGTGTAGGTTTAGGTGCAGTCCTATGACCCTTACCTGTGAGATTCTCCCAGTGCCATGCTTCATGTCCATCTGGATTATCAGTCTCATATCCTGGAATCTGATTGAATCCAAACTTCTTAGCATTCTTTCTCAACCACCTATAACCAGCATTTGTATACCCAAGGTCAACTGCAAGACCAAGACCATGATTAGAGGTGCCTGGATATGCTGCTGTTCCTGGTCCCTTCTCATGATAGAGTTCTTTTTGTCTCTGGTAAGACCTATATGAAGAGTTCATCCATAAGGACGTGGCACCTTTCACTCCTCCTAACTTATGTCCATCAGCAGCAGCTGCTGCTATCATTGCTTTAAATTGTGGTGCAACAGAGTGAGCTAGATAATGCCCATACCCAATAGATGTTAGTGCCTCAGGTGGTAAGTAACCATTCTTAAATTCACCACCTGCTGAAAACTTCTGCCAATCATTTTTCGGATCCTTAGCTAAAATCTTTGGAATAATAGTAGGATCAAATTGCTTTGCTCTCCTATTATGATCTTTTACAGCACCACCACCAGCACGTCCTTCAAGATTAGTATCATTTTCTGATTCAGTTTCAGCATCCTTAGCAAATATCTCGGTCATCTTCATGACCATCTTATTAAATCGTCCTGCTACCTCAACAAGTTTCTGCTGAATAGCTGCCATAGCATCAGCTTCTTGAGCATCAGAATCCTTAAGGTTACCTGTGTTGATTTTACCCATGGCACTTGCCAGTCCACCACCACCACCTTTAACACCACCAGTACCAAATAACTTACCTAACCTAGAAATATCACTACCAATAAATGCTAAAGCAGCAGGTCCAGCAAATCCCAACATGCTGATACCACCTACCACACCAGCAAGCATAGCACCACCTATGGTTTGCATGATGCTTAACTGTGGTCCTATAAGACCTCCACCTGCCATCTGAGGTGGTGCAGAAACAGGTCCACCTGCTGCCCTGCTCATACCATCCATGTCTGTCAGACCGAATGTCATAAAGTCAACAATACCACCTGCAACTTTGCCAGGATTCATTAACCTCTGAGCATTCCTCAATACCCATCCTACTGACTCACCTATTATCTTAAATGATGTACCAGTTACAAACTTAATAAACTCCCACAGTCCACCAAGTAGAGGACTCACTATCGTCCATATTGTACCAAATAACTCACCAATCTGTCCTACTAACTCAAACCCACCAGCATGCTTGAATACATCAGCAACATAACCCCCAAGTAACTGGAAGTATCTACCAATAGGTTCAAATAGTGGTTTAATAGTTGGTAGGAATGTCTTACCTATAAATTCACCTAAGAAACTACCTATGACGTTACCGACCATAGGTGCAAATGGTCCTAGGAATGGACCTAATAATGCTGTGCCAGCAACAGTACCTAATATACCACCTGCTGCTTGACCTACACCTGCACCTACTGCCTGAGTTGCATCTTCACCACTCGCAAGACCTGCTGCCATACGGGTGATACCACCAAATACAGCAAAACCTTTCTGAGTGCCTTTAGATAGTATTCCTTTACCTACACCTCCACCACCTCTTTGACTTGTCCCAAATGCTTTCTTTAATCTTATTCTATTCTTTTGACCGAGTTTCTGTATCGGACCTTTCTGCCTCTTATTATACTGTGTCTGGAAACGACCCTTCATCGAGTCCTGATACAGGTTAGAGGACATCCCCTTACCTGCTTTCTTCGCTCTTGCTGCATCTGCTCTCTTAGCAGCCTTCATATTTGCAGCGTACTCTTCCTTGGTGTATATTACACCAGTCTTCTTATCTCTATACCCACCTATTCTTGCTTTTCTATCAGCATCACTCTCAGCCTTCATAGACGAGTGCATGCCGAAGACTTCACGGATCATTGCTGTATTACCCAGCACCTTCCATGGCATTACGAGAGCACCTACTGTAGCAAGTGTTGCAACTCCAGCTACTAACTGTACAGCACCAAGAAATCTCTTAAGTTTTCTCTTAACTGGACTTAGACTAATATCTTTACCGACTAATGAGGTGATTCCATTCAGAACACCGTTCACACCATACCCTATGAGTTTGCCAATAAACTTAGCAACACCCCATATAGCCTTAAATGTCTTTGTTATCTTCTCTGGACTCTGTTTACTTAACCAATCTAATGCATGGTATCCAATAAAGAATTTTAATACCCCACCTAGTATCTTACCTATCCAATCAAAGACCTTCATAAACGGACCTTTAATTGCCGCAAATGCTTTGTTACCTGACTTCTTTACTTCAGGGTCTTCTAATCCTTTTTCAGCAGCTTTCTCTTTCTCCTTCCTACCGAATGCGTGGAACTTCTTCTTAAGCCCCGCCAGCATATCTTTAAATCCTTTCTTCTTCTCAGCATTTTCTTCATTAAGTGCCTTGAAATCCTTCCTGCCCTTCTTACTTAACCACTCCCTCTCAAACTTAATCAGTTCATTGATTTGGTGGAAGTTTCCTGCAATAGATGATGTAGTATCTCCAATGTTATTAATACCCTTTCCGATCGAGGAGAAACCTTCATCAAGAGGATTCTTGACTGCTACAGTTTTTATTTTGACAAAACTTCTAAGTGTCATAGAGCCATTTTATTCTGGTCTTGGTTTTGTCTCCTTTCCTCTTCCTGTATATGTGCCATGAGAAGATTGACATAAACGTCACGTTCCCAAGGTATCATATTCTCTAAGTCCGATAAAGAGTATTTGTGATGTTGCATTAGAGCAAAGTTAGTCTTGTAGTAATTCTCAAGACTATCATGCATTAGGGCTACTCGAAAAAAGATGCTAGACCTTCCAATACTAAATCACTGGTTACTTTCGTCTTAGGGTTATAGACAGGTATAGTATGAGATAACTTAGGCATAGTCTCAAAGAATGCTTGAATCTTACCAAACTGGTCAGAATTTAGATTCTCTAAGAAGTCTAGTGCTTCCTTAGGAGTAAAGTCATCATATACCTCATCCTTATCAAATACTTGCTCGATGCAACTAGCAGCGAGTTTGAATACATCTTCAAGTCCAGGAGTCTCAGACATATTCTGTGAAATGAATACATCAAGGGATGGATACTTCATAATAACACCGACACCCTCAGCTAAAGTTATTTCTTTAGTGTGGTCATCAGGGATTTGCACCTGTACTTCTTCCAAGGGGATTTTAATCTCCACCTTAGTCTTTTCATCATCGGGTGCAAGGATAGTGAACTCACTCACTTCTCCAACTGCTTTAGACCTAATTCTAAGGAAGATGTATTCAATCTCGAAAGTAGCGAGATCTTCAACTTTTCCTTTCAAACTGGTGCAGTTTTTAATAATTGTTTTCACTGCTTTAATCATCTGCTTGTCGTCTTGCGACTCCATAGCGAGATAAAGCAATTTCTCTTCCTTAACTAGGAAGGGACGGTATGATAGTTTAGTACCTGTAACAGGTAACTCCATCTCATACTCAGGTATGGCTAACTTTGGTAAAGGCATAATGTACGCATTAATATAAGGTATTTATCAGCTAAAATTGGATGCATCTGGCTGTGCCATATTCAATCCTAGAATATCCGCAACCTCAGGCATTCCACCTAAATTGTATACTACGGTATCAGGGGTTTCTGCTTTCCATGGTAATACATCATTCATAACAGTATCGAATCTCATTCTCTCATACTTGAATGATACGTTAAGTTTAACTAAATCTGCTTGTCCGTTGTTAAATGAGTGCTCTGACATATCAGTAGGAAATGCTCCATACATCTGCCAAACTGCTGATGTCCTATTTAATCTCGTATGGTTGAAAGGACATTCTGGTGTTGAGTGGTCAACAACTACACTGGATGCTAATTCCCACTTGAGTACCATTATATTAGTAATATACTCATCATAGAAGGTTACTCTATTCTCTGCATCACTAGCAGTGTAATTCATCCACCTATCAAAATATTCCTGATGCATCATATCTTTAGTAATGATGAATTCAGCACTAAATTGGTTAGACACCTGCCCAGTGGCATAGTTACGTTGCTGTCCAACATCTTTAACTTGCTGAGTAGTCACCCTTCTACCAGGTACCGTTACACTGTCAGCAAGCATATCAATCCCCATAGCAAGTTTAGTCTGGTTTGACCTTATATTAGGCTCATTCATCCAGATACATTGAGGTAGAGGAATCCTCACCTCATACAGGTTACTCCTAGCAGGTTCATATATGCCACTCTTTACAGAATCAGCAAATGCTGCAAAACCTTGTCTCATTTTAATCTACTCCAAATTATGCTACTAGGGACTTCTAGCGTTTTCTTCAGTCCTGATGGTCTAATAACAAATTGCTCAACAGGGATTGGCACCATGTCGTCCATCTCCTCTTGAGGAACTTCATATACACGTGTACATGAACTCATAAAGTATTTATGATGGCAACGGCGAGGATATGAAATAGACCCTGCTCCCCATGCTTTTGCCATACTCTGTCTATTCGTTGGTCTTAGATAATGCATATTACCACCTTCAAATTGCTTCTTCTGATAATCAACACGTCTAATCCTTACCATTGGAAAGGTATCCCAAAACTTTAAATCTGGTGTCTGAGCACTATAGTTAAAGAATATGATGTCACCCACATTAAAAGCACCAGTATAATCTTGCAGTCCAAACTGAAGTTGCTCCCTATACCATGACTTTGATTTGGGATAACCGTTTGCTAAATCCTTAACGTCCTGAAATATGCTCATTTAATGTTTAGATGGTGTTCTGTCAATATAAGAAATGACATATGATTCTTTTTACAAAACTGTCTTGCTGCCTTCCACTTAGCAGCATTCACATTCCAAGTCTTAACCTCAGTTAAAAAAGTCTTTGACTTCTGCCTCCTGCGTTTCGGTGGTGTAGTCTGAGCATGAGGTTTGATCTCAATGACGCTTTTTGCGAGCTTTCCATCTCTGGTGACCGCTTTAACATAAAAATCGGGATAATAGCGATGGATACGATTATCCAAGGGACTCCTATAAGGAATAATAATTTCTTCACTTCCCCACTCCAAAACGTTAGTATTTCTGTCGCACCAATGCATAAATTTCTTTTCCCATAAACTTCTATAAATAATATTGGTGTAATCACCTCTATACTTATTTGTGTTTGATGGTTTATAGCGTCCCTTATAACTCATGCCCTTAGTATTCCCAAGAAGTAAACCGTTAGGTGCGAATCATTCCAGAGCTCAAAGTGCTATTAGTGAGGACTCTACGTTCCCTACTAAAGTAATTGACTATCTGAAATTCGATATATTCGACTCTAAAACGAAACAAATCATTGACGACGGAACTATTTATTTGTATCTACCCGCAGGAATGAAAGAATCCTACGGTGTCAAATATAATGGCGTAGAGCTTGGTTTCGCAGGTAATGCTGTATTAACTGAAGCTGGCAAGGTACTAGAATCTGGTGGTGATCTTGATGAAGGTTTTGGTGAGAGAATGAAGCTAGCTGCTGGTACTGGTAAGAGTGCTCTGCTATATGGTGCTGGTGCTAAATTTATAAGTGGTGCTGTTGGATTATCTGGGGTTGGAACCGCATCAAACCTTAGTGCTAACGACGCTTCAGCATTAATAGACCAAAAAATATTCAACCCATATGAGAAAGCAATCTTTGCAGGAGTCAATGGGTTTAGAAGTCATAACTTTAACTTCAATCTAGTACCAAAGAGTAGTCAGGATGTTAGTGACATTTATAAGATTGTCGATACTCTAAGACTATCAATGCTTCCAGGAGTATCAAGTAATAACAAATGGTTGACTATACCTGAATTCTTTAAAATCAGTATTGTTAGATACAGTGATAGTGGTAATAGTGAAACGATAAGCAATCCTAGGAATGGTTCTAGGGGTGGAATGTTGAATCTATTGATGCAATTCCCCACAGAATTAGTATTAAAGAATATGTCAGTGGATTTTGCTAACGACACTCTACAGACAACGAATGAAGGACAAGATTTGGTGGACTTTGGTCCCTCAGCATATCGCTTGTCACTCGCATTCCAAGAAACTGCATACCTCACAAAAGAGTCCTTTGCAGGATTTGGAAGAGGACAAGGAATGACACTCAATGCTACTGGTGGTCATGCATCAGATCCTCCTACAAGAAATAACAATGTTAGAAGTAGTAGAGGTGCTCGCTCTTTAGGTAAAAACGTGGGTGACTTCTTCAATAACTTAAGTAACTTCGCATAATGTCAAAATACTTTTCCTACTTACCAGACGTTTATGTGCGGTCTTCATCGTATAGGAACAATAACGTCGATCCTCATGTTTTAGCGAAAAACCTATTCAGAAGGATTAAAATCAGAGAAAACCTAGATGACATAATTCTGGGATTTTCACAATATACCATTGGAAACAACCAAAGACCAGATGGTGTAGCATTTGACTTTTACGGAAATTCAGGATATGACTGGATTGTGCTTATAGTCAATAATATCATTAATTTGTATTCTGAATGGCCTATGACAGAAGACGAATTATACAAAATGTGCGAGGAAACGTATGGAACAACAAAAGTTGAAAATACCCATCATTGGGAAACTCAAAGAATTACAGACATGCGAGGAAGAACAGTCGTCAAAGACGGAATGGAGGTACCTGAAGATTGGACCTATCGTCGATACGACGGCACATTCGTCGAAAAAGACGATCTGGTCGTTCCTGTCACCAATTACGAATACGAATATCGGTTAAATGAGTATAAACGCAATATCTACCTTCTAAAGGAAGATTACGTCCCTAACTTCATTCAAGAATATCAGTCATTAGTCCGATATCTACCAGGTGATGAAGTTGACATAGAAACTCAAAGAAAGAAATCTATGGGAGTTGTCGAAGAAACCTATACTGGCGTAAAACCAACATATTCAACAAATATCGGATTAACGTCAAATATCGAATTTGCGTCTCAGGCAGATTACTCGTCCAAAGAGTTTACGACCTCAGAAGCGACTATAGGAGAAGGACAGTCTTTAGCAGATGGTAGTACCACAGTTACTACTAGCACCACGTCAGATAGCAATACGACCACAACTAACCAATATGGGTCATCCTAGGTAAATATACTTACTCGACCCTGACAGACAAAAAAATACCCCGCTTTTTTAGCGGGGTTTCTCTTGTTCTAAAATCGAAATAATATCAGCAAGCATGCTGCTCTTCTTGTGTCCAGTATTTCCAGAAGCCTGACCGATGGTAGTTACCAGGGACATACCTCTTGTATCTGGTTAGTTTCATGCAATATGATGGGAAATGGTTGGAGTCATAGTGTCTCCTGTTAGGAGAATGCCAACCTCTAGTAAATCCATCAACTTCTGCATGCTTGTGTAAAGGACCATGATGATGACCGTGTGGACGCACATAATGTGGTCTGTGTGGTCTATTGTGTATGATCGTTGTGTGATGATGGTCATCTACAAATGGTTCCCAAAATTCACCCCATGTTAGGGCAGACGCTGGTTGAGCAGCGAATCCTAGGGCAATTAAGGGAGCCAAAAGTAGTTTCTTCATTAATCCTCAGCAGCAAGGGAAGCAAAGTAAGAAAGATCTGGTGATTCACCTGTCCCTTTCTCGATTTCTTCTACTTTAGCACCAAAACCTGACTTTGCAGGGGTTGGGGGTGCCACTTTAACAACTGGACTGTCAAGTTGGGGAAGTAATTCCTCATCTTCCTCATTAGTCCTTACCTGAGCACGTGAAGTCTTACCTAAGACTAGGTTAAGACGTGCTTCTAACTCTTCAAATGACTTGAAGTTCTTAGAGTCAGTGAATTCCTTAAGGGAATACTGCTTCTTCCAAGTTGCTTCGAGTGCTTCGTCTTCCAGTCCACCTGCTACAGATGGGACATCAAACTCAGACTTATCATAGTTCCAGTATCCACCGATGGTCTGGATTTTAATCTTGAAGTTAGCACCCTTCCATAGATCAAATGGATTGATTGGGGTCTCATCTTCAAACTGTGGTTGCATCGCTGATGCAATCTTATCATGAATCTTCTTACCATACTTGTAAAGTTTAACCTGACCCTCATTTTCAGGGTGAAGTTGATCCTTAATTACAAGAATGTTACTGTAATAGGAGAGTTTCCTCTTCTGCTTACGTGCTACGTCTTTATCAGCATCAAGACCACTATTCCATAGTGTCCTGTTTAAATCACCAACAGGGTCTTTCTGATTGAGGGTAGTGAGAGAATTCTCAATGTACCAACCACCAGGACCTTGAAATGCATGACTCCATACCTGTGCCCATGGAAGGTCTTCACCCTCTGGTTCTGGTAGGAAACGAATTACTGCATAACCGTTACCACTCTTATCTACCTCTGGTTTCCAGAGTCTCTCGTCTGGACCTCTTTGCTGAGGTTTGGATAGATTTTCAATCTGCTGTGTAAGCTTAGCAAACTTACCAGACTTGCTCTTTAGACTTGCAAATGACATTCGTGTTTGTCTCCGAAATTGTATTGTAGTATGTGTTACGGGATTATCGTAACATACTATTTAGGCTCTGTCAACCCCGTCTTTTAGCAATTCTTCACGCCAGTGACGGAGTTTACCCTCCATGGTATCAAGGATAGTAGTGAGGTTTAAACCACCACCATAGTCAAACTGCATCCTCTCAATGTTATCTTTAATTGCTTTTGCTGAGTCATCATCCTGCAACTCATTTGCTGCTAGTTGTAGTCTAGCATAGAATACTTTCTGTTTAGCAACCAACTCTAAGGTCTTCTCGATGTGCTCTAGTCTCTCCTGAGGATTGAAATCCTTCAGACCAGCAGACATCTTAAGCAACTCAGTATAACAATCTTGGATTGCTTCCAACTCTTCTTGCACTACAGGTGCATGGAAAAAATCTGAGTCTGTCATAGGTTTAAAATCCCTCTACTTGTACGTTTGATATAATTAAGTTGTTGAGCATCCCACTTGATTTTATCCTTAAGTGGTTTAGATATCAGTTTACCAACTGTCTCTACCTCTATCTCAAACTCCTCACATACTGAAGCAACTGCTTCAATGTAATTTATAAGACCATTGGATTCCTTTACCCTATCTTCTACGAGTGAGGTAAACTTACCTTGGGTCATAAACTTTTCTTCTATCTCTTTCATTGTATAACGTCCAGTCTAAGGTGAGAAACACCAGCAGCATTTAAGTTGCCAGTAGGGAACCAGTTTGCTGCGATAGTAATCCTATCATCTTCACTGGTGTTAGGCCACGCACGATGACGTATCATGGGTGGAAATACAATAAACTTACCAGGTTCTGTTGGTTCAGTAAAGGTAAGTAAGTATTTGTCTTCCGTAAACTCACCTAACGGATAGATGTTAGTATAATGGAAGTATGGATTGGGATGGAACCATTGAGTCTTGTCTTCTTCTTTCCCTGAGCAATAATAATTGCTACTAATCATACAGTTGTAATGTGTATGGTCGAAGAACCATTCATGAGTCTTGTTTAAGTTAGCCCAAGCAGCATTGCAGATGAGTTTGTTTTGCATGCCCATGTCTTCAGCAACTTCGGCCATGCAGTCCTGCATCCATGCGAATAAATCAGCGAAGTCTGAGTAGTTGTAGAGGTCACTTCCCCTGTCACCACTGTCATCAACACCTTCCCAAATCCAATTGGTATTGTTAGGTCTAAACTTTAACTTCTTTGCTGCCTCTAAGACACTAGCATTATCATCGTAATAGAAACGGTAGATAGGTATACCTAGCATCTCATCTTTTTTAGGCAGCATCCTTTACTCCATCATGATACTCACTGATCCAATCGATAAGTGTATCGATATAAGGTATCTTATCATACTTTTGCTCAACTTGCACACTTCCATCTTCAGCAACAGATAGTGTCACGAGTTTGTCCACCTCTACACCAGTCAATTCATAATACATGTAAGCATATGCTGCTTCTTGTACAAAGAACTTCTCTAGGTGCTCTGGTTTCTTAAGACTCTTAGTGGTCTTGAAATCGATTATAGCAAGCTCATTATCAAACTCAGCAATGCAATCGACCCGACCAGCAATGCGTAGATTATGAGAAAAGAGAGGGGCTTCAATAGCGTGAATATTATCAATCCTATCAAGAGTCTGACGAGCAGCCCTAAAAAGGTACGTGGGAAGACCCTCGCCTTTCTCAACTTCTTCCACATCATTTTTTAAATAGTTCTCCACTAGGTTATGGTACTGGGTGCCACGCCATGCTGACGAGCGTCGTATCTGTTCCGCCTTGGTGAAACCGACACGCTCCTGCCACTTGAGTATACCTGCCTTGGACTGATGTCCAACGACAGTTGTAACACTTGGCATCCAAACGTCATCAATCTTATAGAAGCGACCTTGCTCAAGAGTCCTACTGGTCACCTCCCTGAGAGGTTTAGCAGGACCAACATAATTAAACATTTAATCTAGGTTTAGGTTGATTTTATTGATGAGATACTCCTTTATAAATCCAGACCTAACGATGTCAGGTATCTCGAACTCAACGCAAATAAATGATTGCATCGCTTGAAGTATCCTCATGAAGTCTAACACACCAGTCTTCTCATGTACCTTAGTCAAGTCAGACTGTGAATAATCTCCACAGAATATAATCTTACTGTCTTGACCGACACGAGTGATGATACTGTCTAACTCATGGAAGTTTAGGTTACTAAACTCATCTACTATTATAATCGCCCTGTCAAGTGTCACTCCACGTAGGAAGGACGTAGACCAGAAAGAAATAGAATCCTGGCCACGTAGGTTGTCATACAGCCCGTTAAATGTCGCCTCATCTGGCATACTGAACATGTATTTCACCATGTTACGGTATGGTATTTGATAGAGGTCACTCTTATCTTCGTGGTCTCCAGGTAGGAAACCTATCTCTCTAGTAGGTACGAGAGACCGTACCATGTAAATCTTATCGTAAGGTGTAGACGGGTCTAACACCTGTTGCAATGCCAAGTAGAGACTAATGAATGTCTTGCCTGTACCAGCACATCCATGCAAGCAAAGATTCTTACCCTCTTTAAAGGCAGTAAATACTTTGGTTTGATTGTCTGTCAACGGCTCAATCACTTTCAAGTGGTCGAGGTTGATAGGTTTACGTTTCATCTGTCTCTTAGATAAAGTGCTCCCATTGGGGGTGCCACCGTTACCATTCTTTCTCTTACGTGCAACTGCCATACTATAGGAACCTCGAAAGGTTTGCCGCTGGATGCTTCTCTTGGACCTTACTCATTACTTCTTTGAATCCATCTGATTGTTTAGGATCACCATAGGTAACACCACCAGTCCCTTGAGACCAGTCCTTGTCCCAGTCTGGATTGTCCTTACGCCATTGGTCGTAAGCAGACATGGACATGGAGAGTTCTTGTTTCTCTCCTGTAGTATTATTTATCACAGGGTATGTTGGCATTAGTCTATCCTTAAGCAGGGTTGCATGTCGTAGTCCTCTTCGTTACAGTCACAGTCTTCCTCTTCACACCAGTCTAGTGCTTTAGATGTGAGGGGGAAGTTGCAGATGAAATGACGACGGCATAACTCTGCGATATCCATGTGCTCCTTCTGGGTGCCATTGGCAGACCGTAAATTTATATAGTGGATCCAACTACGGACACTACCTGTCATGTATAGTCTGGTAGGTGTAGCAAGAGGTAGTACAAACCGTGCACACTCCTTAGCAATACCATCCTCAAGCATATCTTTATAAAGTTTAACTCCTTGCTCAAAGTGACTACGCATTAACACCTGATACTTATTGATTATCTGAGGTGGCACATCATCAATACTATTCTGTCTATTCTTATCGTCTTGTCTCCTTAATTCAGGTACCTCTGGTGACTCAAGGAGAGTAGCGTCAGCATATCTCTGACTAAATTCTTGGTAAGTAAATGACCTGTGTCTTAGTATCTGAGCAGCAAGACCACGAGTTGTTTCTATCTCTAACGTCATGAATGCTTGCTCAAAGATGGACCAATGTCCATGCTTGATACAATACTTTAATAGACCTTCTACCTTAGGGTTGTCCTGATTCTTAGGGTTGGATACTCTTGCAACGTATCCTATAAGTTTCTCTGCATCAGGTGTAACAGATATCAAACAGACTTTGCTCATGATTTAGAATCAGTGAATAATATTTTACATAGACAGTATAGTCCTACTGCCTCAAGATATGTAAGCGAAGCGATACCAAAGACCCCTGGCACTACCCAATTCCATATGATTTTGACACACAGTGGTGCAATAGCAAGGTTAGCAGCGGCCTGGACTACCTTCATACCCATTTCCTCATTCTTTTTCTTTTCTATCTCCTCTGGTGTCATTTCGGCCACTTCTTCTATAGGCTGCGCTTTTTTGCGGGGGTCAAGGTATACTGTCACTTCCTCCTCCTTGGCACCTGAATAGTCCATGACTGTGACACTAGGTCAACCATCTCGAACTCTTTCATTGCCTTCTCCCTTCTAGTTAACTCTGCTTCACGTCCTGGTTTAGGTTCAATGTCTCCGTAAGCAGGTGGCTCGTAGTCTATTGCTGCTGCTTCATCCTCAAGACCAGCAGCATCACAGAATTCCCATATCAATTGGTCTACCTGCTGGTAGATTGAGTCCAATGTTATCTGTGTCCTACATGCATGTGCAATATGATCCACTTGCTCTTCAGTAAGGCAGTGGTCTTTGTTTAATGAATTACATACTGGAATCCTTGTCTCAACCAACTCATTGAAGTTGATACGGATTTCATAATCACGATAGACTGGCATCACTCCCTCCTTGGTTTTTGTTTCTGCTTAGGTGGCTTAGGTGGCTCTGTTTGATACATGCCAGGTGCCTTTGCTCCCTTAGTATAGGTCATTTTCTTTACACAGTGACCAAATGTGTCGTAATAGCAATCAAAAATGGCAACAGTGCCACCCATTACTATGTCGAACCACTTCTCACCATCCTTCTCCAACTCCATAAGGTATGAGTTAGTAGGTAGTTTCTTATCTTCTGCTGCATCAGGTGTAATACCTGTAGCGATCACTCTACATCCACAACCAGAAGCATTGATTGTAGCGACTTGCTCATCAGTAAATTTCATTAGTCTCTACTTCTGATACCCCATTTGATTGATGGGAATGCCTCAGTTACTACTGCCTTAGTAATCCTATACTTCTTATGCAGTGTCTTATTAATTGCTTTAACAACTACCTCTGCTTCAGTCTCATGCAGTCCTTCTAGTAGTCTGATAAACATATTCTCTATCTTCATAGAGGAGATATTATCTGCACCACCCTTGAAATAATAGTATAGTTTGCTTGCTTCTTTCTCTAGCAAGGTATGCTCAGTGCCTATAGGTGCCTCATTCTTACGGTAAGGGATGTCCTCACCTGGTGGTAAGCGAGAGGTTAAACTATCATCAAAGTTAGCAACGAATATCATCCTCAATGCTGGAGTATTATTCTCCTTAAGGATTTTAATCTTTGCTGCTTTGGTCTTAGCATTATGTGCTTTCTGAAGCACCTCAGAAATCATCAGTTTCATATCGATTTTAACAGGTTAATCTTCATCTTCGTCTATTGTATCATCTTCATCAGAGATACGCAAGTACAGTAACTCGGAAGGGTCAACAGGCACTCCGTCCATCTCCATCTCTGGGTGCATGACGACTGCTGCATACTCTGCCCTTGCTTTCCACTCATCATAGACATGTTTTAAATTCCATGACACTATAAATCCTAGCAGAAAACTTCCGATTGTCAAGAAGAAAGAAATGTATAAAAAAGATAACTCCATGTACTTTCTCCCTTGCTTTTTTTTATTTAGTAGTTCTTTTACGAGGTCTTCCAGGTTTACGAGTGTCATAATAACGACTCGCATCATCAATCATGCTCTGGAAATAGTCACGTATCTTCCTCGCCTTTGGCTTAGGTATGTGATGATATGCCTCACGTATATAAGTGTCTCCACCTTTTATGTAAGCAGTTAAGTCTTTAACTTCTTGCTTTAACTCACCCATAGATGACGAGTGAATCAATTCATCCGTTGCTTTACGTGTCCACTTACTTGACTTGAGGTAATCATACATCTTAAACATGAAGCGTTGATTAAACATTGCTTCATCAATAGCTCGGTCGATGAGTGTGTAAAGCTCTTCGGTTGAATCCATTACTATCATAAGTACGTATTTTCTCGGAGGTATTTAACAGTTTCGGTACAACCACCCATTTTATGTCCCGCAATGATAACCTGAGGGAAGGTAGCACCTTGACCAAATTCAGTTTTGAATTGCTCTCTAGTAAAGTTAACATCTAAAGTGTATTCTGCAAAGCCCCACCCCTTAGATTTGTAAACTTCCTTAATCTTTGTACAAAACGCACAACCTGGTCGAGTATAGATTGCGGTGTTGCCTGGTGTTTTAGCCATAGGTATAGGTAAAGAAGAAAAAAGGGTCACCGAAGTGACCCTTTATATATGATATGGATTTGCTACTTAGAAAGTGAACTTACCACCCAACTTAGCACCCCAGTCAACGATGCCGTCGCCAGAAGAATCTTCGTTAGTGATGCCAGAGATTTCTCCGTAAACACCAAAGGATTCTGTAGCAGCGATAGAAACGCCAACCTTACCAGACAATTCTGTTTCGGTATCAGCACCATCGGTTGCAACGAAAGCAGGTCCACCTTGGACATAGAAGTCAGCGGTTTCGCTTAAAGAACCTTCGTAACCAATGTGAGCATCTGTAGTTGCTGAAGAATAATCTCCATCAGGATACGAAACATTAGCTTCTACATTCACATAAGGACCAGCAAAAGCGGCTCCAGCGAGTAGAAAAGGTGATGCAGCTAGTGCTGCGATTGTTGATTTAATAGACATAATAGTAGTTGATTGTCTCGCAAGTACGTAAAAAGACCTGCGGATGATAGACTTCCTCGACATGGAAATCTTTTAACATTCTACGCAGGGTTACGATCTTTCGAGTCCTTCGTTTAAGTTATGTTAAGTTATTTATAATAACAGACTTTCGGGAAACCGTCAAGGGGTAGTGGACAGTTCTGCAAGTGCCTCCATCCTAAGGAATTGTTCGTTAAGATTGTAGAAGAGCTTGTAGTTTGTAGTCATGACATAGTAACCTGTGATGTCGTTGCCATCGCAGTGATACCCGTATCCTTTTACAGGTTCATTTACTCCGTCAATCCTAAATGTCTTGCTACTACCTAGGTAGTTGTGAAATTTCTCATCGAGATTAATCATCCGTCCTTTCTGTTTTGGTTAGTTTATCACGAAGCTCTGACTCTTGGTCAGATGTTAGGACAGTTTCTGGTTCGTCCTCTTGGTTTCTTGGGTCCACATAATCAGTGACTGCTTTAAGGTCTTCTGCTACGGTAGGATCCAACTCCCAGTTTCTACCTTGTGGTTTGTAATCCAACGACTTGATGGTCGCTAGTGGACTACGCCAATACTTTTTCATCTTCTTCATCATCTTAACACGACCCTTAGGATCGTCTTTGTATTGCTCGATGACTTTACGAAGTGCTTTCAACTCTTTGGTTGACCTTTCAAGTGACCTCTCTGCTGATGCTTCTGCACTGCTGAAACCTTTGCTCATAGTTAAGTAGTCTCGGTGATAATGATTGAGAATCTAACACGGAAATCATTCCTGTCAGTAGAAGTATACCATATAACGGAGTCTTTATTGTGTGACTCCATGTAAACTGCCTCCTTGACCATTCTCTTGACCATCGTGGAGTCCTCATACCAACTGACGACTGGTGTGTTAGGCATTCTAAATGCTGACTCTTGGTCTGGATAGAATGGACTAGCAGATGCGTCTTCGGTCTTTGGATCCCTGATAGGAGGCCAGTGTAGCACAAATTTCTGTCCATCAGTGTAACCTGCGCCAGCGTTAACAACACTTAACACATGTATCATTGCTTGCCAGTAGTGGACAGTCCTACTACCTGCTGCCTGTGTAACGTTAGTAACTACAGGATAAAATGTAATGCCAACCCTTACCTTACAGGCATCTGCTATGTTAGCAGCTCCTGACCCAGCGGTGCTGTCTAGTATATAGTCGTGAATAAATGTGCATGGTGAGTAGTATGTATCACGAATGTTAGGTGACTGTTTACTTCCATCCCATGTATTATCTACAGCAGTATTAAAAGATGTACCAAAACTCTGGAGACCTAAGTCATACCATGGTCTCGTAACCATAGCGAATGCAGTAGGTGCTGCCTCTCTAATCGTTTGTGATACTGGTGTCCCACTTAACGTTTCGTAACGGGTTACTAAGTGCTCCTCTAGGAAGTGATTGTAGTTACCTGTCTGTCTCCTATAGTTAAGAGTAGGTAGGATGCTGTCAAGGTAATACTCATTACCATCATAAACATATCCTGTATCAATATATCCTCCAGGAATGTTAGGCATCAAACCATTGTTGAATACCCTAGTGTTACCTGGAATGTCAGGGTTAGCTTGAAGTGACCCATGCATAGGGACAGCAGCACCACTCGCCCAGACATTAGTCCATGGATACTCATCCTGTGGTACATCATCTTCCAACCATGTCTCTGCTGCCTTAGCACCAGGCTGCCACTCATCAGACTCCTTGAGACTAGGACGGAATTGCATAGCAAATCCTTCTACTGCTCCAAGAGTAGTGCCTAGAGGGTTAGTGACTGTGCCACCCATGGTAGCACCTATAGTATCATCATGTGCTCCAGTGCCTAGTTGTAGACTTACCATGTCACTAAAGTTTCCTTCCTCTTCAGCATACAATCCCAAGGAAGGTGCAATGTATCCTGTATGTGGTCCAATATCAATGCTTACTAACTCTAGGGTAACTGTATCACCTGGCACCACCGATACAGACACACCATCAACCAAGTCTTGACCTATCTTGGGCCAATACTTACAAGTAAATTGTTTATTGAATTGATCCTGGCCATTCTTGGCAAACCTCAGCGTGAATTTCAAGCAGTCTGCTTCAAGACCACCAGTGATACCACCCAGACTTACTACCTTAAAGGTAGCACTCTTCTTAACCTCAATAGTCTGTAGGTTATTCAACTTGACTGAGTAACCTCCACTACATTGACCACACTCATGGTCAGCTGAGTTGGATTCTATTGTAGGTAAGTTTGTGCCACAGTCTAGTCGTCTCATGGTTACATCCTTAAAGGATGATGCTAGTAACCTACCATCACATTCATTACCCCTCGTCAACTTCCTCATTACTTTCTCTGGTGCTGCCTTAGCATACACATACCCTGCTATGCCCTCATATATCCAACCATTATAAGCCCATCTAACATTGTGCCAGAACTTCAGGTCATCGTAGTCATCATCACCATTGAGTAAGTCTTCCCACATCTGATGTGATGTGCCATGCCATACAGTATAGTCTTTGTCAGCAGGATTCCAGAATCTATCACTAAACATACAGTAGTTACCCTGTGATGAGCTGAGTCCAACTGCTCTGAATCCATCACTCTGAGCACTAAAACTTACAGTCTGTCCAAGACTGAGTGAATTAACACTAGCACCATTAGGTATCAAGAAGAATCCCATCGACCCATTACCATACTGTTGCAACAGGTTAGTACTAATATTAACTTCCTCCATTACCTGACCACCCTTAGCTGATGAGCATACAATGACACCATACTGTGGTCCTGAATCATTTGCTAGGTAGAATCCAAGTGCGTTGTCATACCCTGCTGCTCCATGCTCACAGTCTAATAGTATGTTGAGGTCAGCACTACACTTCTGAGGAATGCTATAGCACCATCTATCTGTCCTCTCTGGTCTCATCCCCTCCACGTCAGCATCAATCATATACTTGTGATTGAATGGAGATGACT